GTTTTCCGTCAACAAATGCCAGGTTCTGCACGGAAGAGCTGAAATCAAAACCATCCATTGATTATGTTTTAGCTCAGAATGAACATCTGATAATCATTGAAGGCATCCGGAAGCAGGAATCATTCAGTAGATCAAAAATGGAACCGGCTTGCACATATTTCAAGTGGTATTTCGAGCCGATGGCAAACGGGAAAACACACACTTACCGGAAAAAGGACATTGTGAAATGGTGCGCTGAATACAATGCAGATAAGATCAGACCTGTATTTGATTGGTCAGGCCAGGAAGTAATCGACTACATCAAGGCAAACGACCAGCAACCAAACCCACTATATTCAATGGGATTCCAAAGAGTAGGTTGTTTCCCTTGTATTATGATTCGGCACAAGGATATACTGACAATTTCAAAAAATTTCCCAGAACAATGGGAATTATTAAAGCGATCAGAGATAGAACTAAAGAGTACATTTTTTCCACCTGATTACATTCCCAAATGGGCGCAATCAGCAAGTTCTAAAAACGGCATAAAACTTTGCACAGCGGAAGATGTTGAAAAATACCTGACCTCCAAAAATGCCACTGGTGACCTATTTTCTGGCGACGATGAGGGGATCAGTTGCATGAGCTATTACGGACTATGTGAATAACTAATCGCAGCATAAACAACAAAAATATGACAGTACAAGGGGAAACCACGTTCCACGTTGAGTTCAAAACCAACGGGACACATCATTACTTCGGGTCGATTGCGGCCATTTTCGAGCTTTTCACCGCCGAGGACGTTGGCGTAACCGCTCACCGGCTTTATGACTTTAATGTTGAGCCGGGCAAGCCGTACAAAAACAAAATCTGCACCATCCGCAAGGGTAAAATGAGGCGTAAACACGGGAATCGAAAAAGGCCTGTTTAATCGATAATAATTTTATCAAAACGATACTTTTATTAAATATATATCATACATTTGTACTACTGTAGTACACTCTAATAACCGCAACATTATGGAAATTACACCAAAGTTCGATTTCGTAGAAGGCTCCTTTGACACTAAAGACGTCAAGATGATTTGTGTTCAGAGCGAGAAGCATGGCCGAGTTGATTTGTGCATTAAGGAAGAGGGATCAATGAATGTTTCTATTGGAAAAATTAAACTGCATTCCAGAGACCTTTATGTCGATTTTGTCGCAACATTCGACGATGCCGTAAAGCTCGGGAAAGAGATTGCAAGGCGTTGGAATGAGTGTGAAACCAAAGAATAAAAAGATCATGGAAAAGTTTGATTTTCTGGTGTACGAGTACGATCGCGAGGTTTGGTATTATAATCTAACCAGAGAAGAACTGCGATTGAAAACATACGGAGCGATTCACGTCAGTGTAAGAATTGTCAACAACTAATACCTATCATCATGAATCAGAAAACAGTCGGATCGTTACAGTTGGGGGATGTTATTTACATTCCCTATGTCAATGAAATAAGAGAAAGCAGAATTTGTGGATTGAAAGATGTCGGAAGTGGGCTTATTAATATAATGGCACAAATATCCGAAGCCTCAACGGATTCAGACCGATCATTCCCCAAAAAGGCACAAACTACCTATGTTGGGAGATATGGCCACGTTGTCTGTGTGAACAGAGATAAGGCCGTTCGCATTCAGCATGAAATGAGGTTGAAGCTATTCCAGGATCGTGCTGATGAAATACAGCAGAAAACAGAATCATTGATAGCAACTGTAAAGGAGTGGTTTAAACCTTTGAGTCCGGAAAGCAAGCAGGTTGATACGGAGGGGCAACCATGAAAGCAATCTCAATCAAACAGCCGTGGGCCTCATTGGTCGCGCTTGGAATTAAACCTATCGAAAACCGCACGTGGAAACTCCCGGAAAAGCACAAGGGGCAAAGAGTGCTGATACATGCAAGCGCAAAATCAGAGACGGATATTCGCGTTCGCACGAAAAAAGGGGCATTAATTCCGATATATGGAGGAGTTGAAAATTATAAAACATGGTTTGAAATCAACGAAATGCCGCTTGGTGCCATTATCGGCTCCGTTAAACTGGTTGACTGTGTGATCAACCATCCGAGTATCTGGGCCGAAAAATCACACATGCTTTATGACGGTATTTCGCCCGACCGATATATCGCGGTTTACAACTGGGTTCTCGCTAACCCGATCCTCTTTCCTGAGCCAATCCCGGCAAAAGGAAAGCTGAGTTTTTGGGATTATCCCAACATTTATTCATACGAGGATGATTTGACCGGCGAAAAAGTGTGTTTGTGTAGGTTGGATCTGAGCGAGGAAGTTGATGTGATGGGCTATGTTGACGGCGAACTCCGATGTAAATACTGTGGGGGATTGCTACACAAACCGAAATGAGACTTCTTAAATTCAATATCAAACCAATGGACTTAAACAAGTTAGAAAAAGCGGCTAAAGTTCTTATTAAAATAAAGGAACTTGACAAAGAGATTATCGAGATCGAGCGTATCGCAATGATGGTCGTTAATAGTGAAACTAAATCGAATTTGGAGTTAAGGGTTACCAGTTTGGAGCCGGAACCTGAAAAGAAAACCCATGTTCTTGACGAAGATGGGTCGTTGAAAAATGAAATTGGCTCAGCCTGGGATAGAATCAACGAACTAATGATGAGCTCGCTATCTGCACCATTGGTTAATTATTCACCATTAGGCCAAAAAAGCAAAAACCATTCCGTATTGGAACACGAATTATCAGAGAGGCTAACCATGCAGATCCTCGGTATAATTCTGGCCGAAAAGCAAGCCATCAGGCAAGGGTTGATTAATAAAATTGAGCATTTAGGTATAAAAATTCAATAAATCATGGGAAAAACATTTAAAACCATCGAAGAGCTGATAACCGATCATGTTTTCGTTATCAGCGTTAGAAATCAGATCGAAAGAGCCCACAAACAACAGTCTTGCAGGCCCATGCCAAAACCGGGATACTATTATCCTCGCAATTGGTATAACAGAATGAGTGAGGCCAACCAATTGAGTACCGAATTCTTTATATCGAACATCGCTTCCGTTTGGGCCAAAAAGTCGAATTTGAGGCCAGAAGTGCGCAACGTGATACGCCAAGTGTGCGATAAGGCTCTGATTGATACACATGAGTACTATGCAGCCATGCCGGAGCCAGTTGAGGAAGAGGTTTGCGGTCCTGAAAATTGCCCCAAGGGGTACGAAGATGTATGTATCAAGTGTGATTTTATGGAATCTGAAATCGTATCACATCCGGGAGGAGATAGTCACTCAACTGTTGAAAAAGCAAAATGCAGTTTAGGGTACTGGGAGGATAATTTTTAGCAATGAAATCGAAACCGGCAGAATAATATCATAAAATCATGAAAATAATTATCTCAACAGTTATGCTGTCAAGCATGCTACGAAAAGCAATCGACCAAAAGTGTAGTCACATTGTCATAATGCCACAGCATAGATTAATCAACTTTCTGTGCATAAAAGGCAACCTCGACTATCAAATAGAGATAGTAGCCAATGAGAATGAAAAGGCAACAGTTTACCAATTTGATCCAAAGCTGATTATTGATACTGTTTCAGTTTTAAAATCGCTTGAAGAGCAACCAATCTTATTGATATTCGATAAAGCCGATTATTGCAAGCTGTCTATCAGGCTTGTTTCTCAGATTATTGACCAAACCTGGAGGTTTCAAAACTAAAAATCATGACCGTCAAAGAATTAAAGCAAAAATTGAACGAATTTCCTGATAATATGGATGTATTCGTTTCTGAAAGAGTAACTGATTTCGCTTATGGGCTTGTAAATAGTGCCTACATAAAAGAAATCAACTTTATGGAAGAGCCCGGAGGGGAGGTTTTATCCAGTGATAAAGTTGTGATTATTGATGAAGAGTAGTCAGTTAGTGCAAATCTTGCACAACCTCAACCATTCTTCCCCTTCAACCCACCAGACAGGCTACCTCCTACAAAGTTATCCCGAATAAAATAGGGCTGTGATTTCCAGTCTTTTGACACCTCTGTATTCACATCAACCCACTCTCTGAACCCGGCCGGAACGTCAGCTATCGAACTACTTGAGACATATTTTCGGTACTCTTCCCCGTTTATTGCACCCCGCAGATCACCCAGCTCATTGGCGTTGAATTCATCCAGCGACAGCAGAACAGGGATGGCAAAGCAAAGGCACTGCGGATGCCAACCAATGAACTTAAACCATTTCGGGTATCTCCCCTGCAGCGTGTCACAGATATCAACCACAGGATGACTGGCCGAGAGCTTAACATCAAACCCGATGATGAAATCAAGTGACTGCCAGCGCAACCAATCAGCCTGCCGGTACGAAAGGTTTATTTCCGACCGTGCCAGACGGATTGCATTTTTGTAACTGGATCGATATTTTCCCTGTCCCGGGTGAAAGGCTGCGGCGTTTTTCGACAGTACCAGGTTCCCGAACTGGTCCCGTACCCGCCTGAACAACTTATCAGGATCAGCGAGGTACTGCCTGATATCCCGTGACAGCTGACCAGCCGATATACCTTCGCCTAAAGCCAGATCAATGCTTAGTTCAACGGTCGGCAGGAGTTGATTGGTATAATTCCATATCCTGTCTGCCAGTCCAAGGCCCTCAATTTTCCGGGATTGGAACGCGGCCAGTGCATCCAGATTCCTGTCCTGAAACTTTTTCAGCTTTGCCCGCGGCACCTTTGAGGTGATCAGAATAAGATCCAGAAAGGCGTCATTCTTTTCATTGCCGTACAACCATTGTTTCCGGGCACCCTCTGTAATGATGTACTGAATGCCCGCCGTGAGCTTCTCAACGATATCTTTTGCCTGCCGGTTGGCAGTTGGATAGTCTGAGAAAGAAAAGGGCTTATTTGGGCTTATATTCGTTCTTTCGGCAACACGGGAAAGATCATTCACCGCCTCACTATACAGCAAGTCGATGGCGCGGACATATTCATCTGTCTGCTTGTAGTGGTTTACATCGAAACCGGTCAGCGCAAATAGCTTTATTTTGGGGTACTTTTTAGCCATTTAGTCAATCTGTAGATTATAATGGCGGGGTTTTTAGTCCCCGCCATTAATTCTGTCCTACTTTTTCGTAATGTTTGTAAACGTCTGACCCTCACTGGTCATGATGTAGTAAGATGAATCTTCGTATAATGGCATAATTAAGTCGGCATCATCAACACATACCAGACCATACACGCCTTGCAATTCATCCTTGCTCCACAATGCTACATGTGAATCAAACTCTTCTTTACTTTTTTCTTTTAGGATTAGAGTGTAAAACACATCTAATACTGTGTTGACTTCCAATCCGTTTGCTAAAACTCTCCTTAAAATAAACATAACTGTATGTATTTATATATTTCAGCTTTCTTCCGGTGAAGCCGATTAACCGTTTGTTTTTATGCCGGTGTTGGTTCCGCTATACTGAATGTGTTTCTCCCTCCCTCTTCGGCCAAATATTGCAGGTAGTCAGCATCCGCGTCAGATGTCAGTCCAGCTTTTTGGAATGAGGCTTTCTGAGACATGATCGGATTACCGCCGTTGGCATCTTGCCAGATCTTGATTTCTGCGGCCTCGTCAACGATCATATAAGGCACAATTTCAGGTTCGATCATGAGGTTTTCAGCCTCAGCCTTCCAAGCCGTGTTGAATTCACCGATATATGCCTTAATCAGGTTATAACGGCGTTGCAGGTATTCATCCAACACCTCTGCATGATCCTGAACTTTCAGGTGTGCATCCATGAACAGGAGCTTCAAGGCAATTCCAGAGATGTTTCCAAGTCCCTTGACGGCATCGAAGGAGATGTCGGGTGTCTGGGTGATAGTGTAGATCATCCGGAGCAGGGTTTCAATTTCGAGCTTCACGGATTCGGGAGCATTAGCCCATGACAGATATGTTGCTTTTGCACCTTCTTCGCCCTCTATTATTGTACCAGATTCGCCTTTTTTTCCAAATCCAAGGATTTTGCCGGTAGTGAAAATCTTTGGACTAGAATGGTATATGTTTGTATCCGCAAATTGCGAAAGCAGAAAATCAAGCCGATCAATGAGGTTCTGAACGTCGGCATATTCAACGGCTGATTGCCTGCCAAATATCACAGGGATCTTCTGAACCTGCAATTTTTTCGGATACCCCTCTTTAAATGCGAGCCCGTTGGCGCCGGTTTCCCACATATAGTGTAATTCATCGGTGTAGGTTTCAAAAAAGACGTGTGCAACATTTTTTTCATCTGTAAGGGTGAACTCCCTTGAAAAGGCAACCATGTCCCCGGTTTCGTCGAAATATGGGTATAGTTTATCGCCCAGCAGTGGCGAGAAAATGCCGCAACGTAGCTTGAACTTGCTGTCAAACCCGTAGGTTTTGTTCTGTTTTTCAATCGGGTACCATATTTCGGCAACTTCAGTACTGCTATACAGGTTCCGGGCAACCCTTCTGTTGTGCGACTTCTCTTTGACATCGTACATCACTCGCTTAACGGCTTTTAATACCTGAGCCTGGATATCACCTTCAGGCGTAGAATCCAGGTTTACCTCGTTTCCGAACGTGAAAGACACCGCCCGGTTAACGATCAGTTTTTGCAGAGCCAGTGCAATACGGGCGACCTTCTCGGTACGAAATCTAACCTGCTCGGTGCCCATGGATGTAACGAGAATAATGTTTTCATTTGTGGCATAATCCGGATCATCCGGGTCTATCCTGACCTTTTTATCTTTTCTAAAAACAGGGTCATAGACATCATGTTTGAGGGGATTGAGCTGTTTTTCAATCTTGCCGACATCCGGTAGTGCACCCCTCTTCGATTTCAATTCGCTAACTACTTTGTTGTAGTCTATATTTCCTGTCTGTGCGAGTAATTCTTTGATTGTTGGCATAATAGCGTTATTTTTTTGTTATCCGAAAAGTCCTGTAAGGTTTGATCTTGTGCCACCTTCGCGCTGTTCAACGGTGCCGGTGAGGCAATCCGGGGCGTCATCGTGATCATTTTTCCCGACCTTCATGTAGCTTGAAATTGCCCGGTAAAATTCTGGCCACATCTTTTCCCAACCCTTTGGGAAATAGGTTAAATTCTGTACTGCGGCACTCCATGAGAATATCCTGACGGCTTTATTATCGCCTTGCCAGAACCACCTGAATTGAGTCTTGTTGTTTTTCATCGTCCGGCATTCCTTTTCCACGTTCCGGGCAAATCCACGGCCGCCGTTATTACTTTCAATGACTGACCTTTCTGTCATCTGCCGGGAAAGCATCTCAGCCGTTTTGGGTTCCGTGTACTCCATTGGCTTCTGGGTGTACAGGATGTCGGTTACATAGTTTGCCGTTTCAGTTTCCACATAGCAGATCGAACACAGATAATCGTCACC